AATCAGCGCGCTTCATAATATTGACAGCGGTTGTGCCATTGTAATCCATAAATGGAAACTTTTTAAAGTATTTGTTTTGCTCTGCCATTTATGCGTCCTCAGCCGTATACATTTCTACTTCCTGGAATTCCATACTTAAAAGAACTGATACTGGATTACCATCAATAAAGAATGCAGATTGGCCTTCACCTGAAAAATTAATCATAAGAGATCTTACAGCCGCGGTTTTAAAATTACCAAGATCAGAACCATTTACAACAGGACGAAGTAAATATGGATATATTAATTTAGATCCGCCAGGTGGAGCCGATGGGAGAATCTTTTGCTTTAAGAATGTAATAATATTTTTAATGTTAGTAGCATCTGCGCGCGTCCGAGGAACTAATTTCCAGTTCCAAGTAAATTGGCGAAGCTCTAATCCTTTAAAAAACACTGATGGGTGTGGGTTAGGAATAGCACCTACAATTTGAGATGCTAATCCACCTACATCTGTATCGGCCAAATTACTATATGCAACTCGAGATAAAACATTTTGCACAGCATTTTTTGCTTCAGCTTCATTTAATTCATTTAATGCTACTTTAGCAATTTCAGCAGCTTTCATTATATTTCCTTGTTCGGCCGCTGAAATCATATCTTTTCCTGCACTGCTCTGTACAACATCACCAAGGATACCTGTATCACGCTGATCATATTTTACAGAGTGATTAAATGCAAAGTTATCTGGCAATGGTAAAAACACTTTTTCACTTCCAGACACATTACCTTTGGAAAATGGATCAGATCTACTATATTTTTTAAAGTGTAATTCTAAAAACGCAGGTGTTTTATTAGATACAAGATCTGATGGAAAAGAAAGATCAGCAAATGCATCAAGATCCCCACCCAAAATTTCTTGCCTGTTTTTACTCATCCTATTAGCAACGGTAGTTGCTTTTGTAGGAATTCTATTTGTAGTAATTGATAAATCAGTAGGAGTACGTGATGCACGTTGTGTTAATTGTTGCTTTCCTGCAAGACTATCATTTAAAAAGTTTGTAACTAAACCTGCTGTATTTTTTGAGGTCACACCTGAGCTTTCAAGTTTAGCAGCAAAAGATGAAGCTACTTCTAGTTTTGACCTTTGTGTATTGTTAAGATTACCAATAGAGCCGGTAACACTGCCTGTAATTTGACCTGCCTGGGCTGCAGGACTTGCACCAGTAGAACGGATAGCACCAATTTGGATTTTATCGAGATATGTAAGATTATTACTTAGTTGTGCTGTATCTGCACCTACTGATGATATACTATTGTTTGCTGCCATGGAAATTTCCTATAAATAAATATATGGCTAAAACTTATAAAGGCGTCTTTAAACCGCAGAATCCTTCTAAGTATCGTGGCGATCCTACTAATATTATTTATAGGAGTCGCTGGGAACTTCTCTTTATGCGCTATCTTGATTCACACCAAGATGTTAAACAATGGGCCAGCGAGGAATTAATTATACCTTATAGATCACCATTGGATGGAAAAGTTCATCGTTACTTTCCAGACTTCTGGGTAAAGAAAGTGAATAGGCAGGGAAAAACTGATGTTGCAGTTGTAGAGATTAAACCCTTTAACCAAACAAAAGAGCCTATTCCTCAAAAAAAGCTTACCAAGAACTATTTATACGAAGTTAAGACTTGGTCGATAAATAAAAGTAAATGGGTTGCTGCAGAAAGTTTTTGCAAAGATAGAGGATGGGAGTTTATGATTATCACTGAAAAAGAGCTCGGATTAAAATTCTAATGGCAACATATATCTTTCAAAGAATTGTAGACGAAGGAAAGGCTGAAGGTGTTCAGTCTGGTTCAGAAGAAGCCCGCGATTGGTATAGAGATCGAGCTGCTTCTGTAAGATCGGTCGACACGCGTAGAGAGTTAAAGAACCGAGCTCGTACATACAATAAAATGGTTCAACTTGACGTTGGACGTATGTATATGTTTTTCTATGATCCAAAGCACAAAGAAAAGCTTCCATACTATGATATGTTCCCATTAATTTTTGTTTTAGAAAAATATACTGATGGTTTTCTTGGTATGAACTTACATTATCTTCCACCTATTTTTAGAGCACGTTTAATGGATAGGTTATATAGTATTGAGCGCCAAGATAATGTACGTGAATCAAAAAAACTAAGATTAAGTTATAGTTTTCTTAACACTGCAGCGAAGTATAAATACTTTAGGCCCACCGTAAAAAAATATCTTAATACTCAAGTTAGATCACGTTTTCTTTGGATACCTTATGATGAGTGGGATATTGCACTAATGTTACCAACTCAGAGATTTAGAAAATCAAAACAAAGTGCAGTATGGCGCGATTCCAAAAAGAAAATACAGTAAGGTAATCACATGGCATTTGATATTGCAGCATTTAAAGCATTCACTGGAGATCATCTTCCAGCTACGCACTATGAGGTGTTAATAAGACCTCCTACAGGTGGAGGTAATGAAATTAATTTGCGTACAGAAACAATTAGTGTTCCGGGCGTAGCATATCTTTCTGTGGATAATTATGCACCGTATGGATCAGGAAAGCTTTATAATTTACCATATCGTTATAATCCACAAGAAATTCAAATGACTCATAATATCGATAAAGATGGAAACATTATTGATATTTTTAGACGATGGGCAAATTTGACAGTTGATCTCGATGGGAACGCGAAATACGGTGCATATTACTACGAGGTCTACGCACAACAGGATGGTGATATTAAAGTTTACAATCGTCAAGAACTAGTCAAAACAATTACGCTCGAAAAACCATATCCTATTAATATAGAACCAATCCAAATGGGTTGGGGACAAAATGATGAAATAGCTAAATTGAGCGTTTCATATAGATTTGCATCATTTAAAGTAAGCTAATTTGGAGATATATTATGGCTTTACCTAAAATTGCAGCACCTACATTTGAGTGCTTGCTACCATCAACAGGTGATAAATTATATTACCGACCTTTTCTAGTTAAAGAAGAAAAAGTTTTGTTGATGGCTAAAGAATCAAATGACAAAGCTGACACAGTTAACGCTATTAAAAGTATTATCAATAGTTGTGTACTCAATGAAGAGTTTGATGTAAATGATATTACAATCTTTGATATGGAATACATTTTTATTAAACTACGAGCAGCATCTGTTGGGAACGTCGTACAGTTTCAAGTAGAAGATAGTACTGATGGAATTACATATGATTTAGAACTTAACTTAGATGAAGTAGAAGTTAAGTTTCCAGAAAATCATGATAGAAAAATTATGGTCAGTGAAGATATTGGAATGACTTTAAAATATCCAACACCTGAAATTTCTACTGTATTGGCTAAGTTAAAGACTGTTGCTGATATTACTTATGAAACAATTAATCATTGTATTGATGTAGTATTTGATGATGAAGATACTTATGCTTGGAAAACAACAAGCAAAAAAGAACGGGATGAATTTTTAGATAATCTTCCAATTGAAACTTATAATAAGATTCAAGCGTTCTTTGAAACATCACCAAAAATTGAGCACGTTATAGTTTATACAAACAGTAAAGAAGAAGAAAAAAGAGTTGTTTTTAGAGATCTTGACGATTTTTTTCAATTGGGCTGAGTTACCTGGATCTGTTCCATCACTACAAGATTAACTTCGACATAACTCAGTATCACCAATTTTCTTTACACGAAGTGGAACAAATGATACCTTTCGAAAGAGAGCTGTACATAGAAATGCTTGCTGCAAAAGTAAAAGGTGATAATGATAGCCTAGGAAAAATGGTAGACTTTTAAAGAGAACAATAATGTTAAAACTCATCAGAGCACTAGCTCAATATGTTTCTAGAAGTAAAAACCTAAGTAAAGCGCGCGGAGTGCGTGCTGCTGGTGGAGCTAATCTATTAAAGTCTGGTTTAAAAACTGCAGGCGGATTATCTTTAGGTAACGCAGTACTAAAAGGATTAGGGTCTTTAGGTCCCGACCAAAAAGAAAGCGTCGATTCTTCACTTCCAACAATGGAGCAATATACCGCGGCCGCGGCCGCATCAATGGAAGCAAACACTCCAGTACGACATACTGACGTTCCAGCTTTAATTGAAAACATGGAAGAAGTCAGAGTCCCAGCTGTTATACCTGAGTTAGGTCCAAATGACGGACAGTATGCTCCTCACTTAAATCTTATCATTGAAAGAATTGCACGATTAGAAACAAGAGTTAATACACAATCAGCTTTATTAAATTCTCTACGTAGTGTAATTGACTCTGCAATCGATCAAAACGAAGCTCTCGATAGAAAAGATGAGCGACGACGCGACGAAGCAGAAATTGAAGGTAAAAAGACAAAACCAAAAATTGGTTCTGGCATTGGTGGTAAAGCTGCAGCGCTCGGTGGTGGAATATTAGCTGCAATAGAAAAATATGTTGGTAATTTAGTTGGTTTGGCCGCTGGCGCAGGATTATTAGGTTTACAGCTATGGGAACCAGATCCGAGTGAGGAAGAACCACTTGGAATTATGGATGCACTCGACGAAGCTGAAAATTTTATTGCTCAAGCAACAGTAGGTTTATCTACGCTTGGTGTGTTTAAAGCAGGTGAGCAACTAGGCAGAGATGCAAAAGCAAAACAACTAAAAGCAGAAAGAGCAGCACGGCCAGTAAATCAACGACCAAAAGTTCCGGGACAAGTTGGTACTACAGCAGATGGAAAGCCTGTAGTAAAATCTAAAGCAGGAAACTTAACTGTTGCTGGTGCTGATGGTAAAGCTACTACACAAATAGTTAAAGCAGAACAAGTTAAACCATTATCACCTACTGGCGCTAGCGCTCCAACTGGTACCGGTGCTGCAGCAGGCAAAATGGGCAAAGGCAGTAAAGAAGGTTCAGCATTTATGAAAATGCTACAAAAGTTTCAAGGCATTGTTAAATCAGTACAATCTGGATCAAAGAAAATTATTGAAGGTGCTAAAACATACTTAATGAAATTTGGTTCTACAGGATCTGCGCTTATTCAAAAAATTGGTAGATTTGTTGTTAAATGGTTCCTTATTATTGAGGCAATTACATTTATGATTAGATCTACTGAACTCTATATGTTTGGTAGTATTACTAAAGATGAATGGCATAAAGGAAACAAGGAACAAATTAATACTATTTGTAAATTATTTGGGCCTATGTGGTTATTATGTTTACTCGGTACTTTATCTCCAATTCCGGGTGGTGCGATCATGGGATTTGTAATTGGTTTGTTTTATGGTGATGAAATCTATGATGCAATTGCATTTGATCAAGTAGTTGCAGCATTATATGATTGTCTTGTAACAATGTCATTCCAACCATTAATAGATATGTTTAAGAGATTTTATGATTGGTTTATGAATGAGTTACCCAAGATTCTGGGTGAGAAAGTAAAAGCTGCTGGTCAATATATGCAAGGCATTGATGTTATTGCAGAACAAGAAGATATTCAAGAAGAATATGGAACAACCTCTAACCTTGGCAAAATTGCGCTTGAAGCGACTGACACATTTTTGGGTATGGGTGTTGATGAAAATGCATTACTATATGTAGCAGATAACATTAATTCACGCGAACAGCTCAGAGAAGTTGATAATAAAATTATGGAAGAGCACGGAATTGGTCTTATTGATTTAGCAAAAGATAAATTAAATGAAGAAGAATTCCAACAATTTGTTAATGTATTAGATAAGAGTATTGCTGAAGGCGATGCTGGAATGGAAGAAAAAGCTGAGGCAGTTAAAAACTATGTCGATGATCCTTATGTAGCAAAAGAAGGTGATTACCTTACGGCTGAAGCAATGAAAGAAATTGGTGCAAGTGATACGTCAGCTGAAGAAGTTGGTAAAGCTTTATCTCAAGTTGCTAAAGTAGACATTACTAAAGAAGTAGCATCCAGTGAAGAAATGGCTGGATTAGTAGAAGATAAAGTTTCGCCAATATCAAATGAATTAGAAACAATTGCCGAAGAAGTAGAAAATAAAGTTAAAGTCGAAGCTGGCAGTTTAGTGTTAGCAGCCGGCGCAGCAGCCGAAAGAGCATTGAGTACAGTTAACATTGAAACCGTATTGCCTAGTGGTAAAGTTCAACAAATGGCTATGCAAGTTCCAACAGATATTGTTAAAGAAGTAAGAGGACAAGACTCAACTATAGTACCGATTATTATGGGAGGTGCTAGTAAAAGAATTAGCCGGGCGGCGGGTAGTTCTCCTGCATCACAAGTAGAAAATTCTAATCCCTCATACAATACTCGCGATAACTTCCTTACAGTAAGTAATTACACATAAAAAAAGCCCGCCGAAGCGGGCCAAGAACCTGGGTGGTTTCTATTCAGCAGCTAGCTTTCGGAAAAAGTCAAGTGATTCATCATCATCGTCAAAAGACGTATCAGCTGCTTGTTCTACTACAGGTTTAGCTTCTGCAGCAGGTGGAGTCCAAGCAGGTGCTTCTTCTTCAACTGATTCAGCTGTTGAGGTAGGAGTAACACTACCCAATACACGCTGCAACTTTGCAGCAAGTTCTTCGTAACTCTTAAAGTTTTTTGGATCATTGAACTCTGAGAGACCATGTTGAGAATTCCAAACAGTTTCCAAATCATCTTCATTGGCCAAGAGTTGTGAAGGTGTGTCAAATGCTGACTTATCATAGTTACGATAACCTTCTACTTGACGAATGCGGAGACGGAAGTTCGAACCTTCCCACAAATCAAACGGATTTACAGCGTCCTCATCTTCAAACTGAGGGTGCATCAAATCATTAATCTTATCAAAGATTTTCTTACCGTACTCATAGAGAAACACCTTACCCTCGTTAGCTGGGTTGCCAGGATCACTGATTACGTAAATGTTTGAAATGTAATGAAGTCGTCGCTTTTGCTTACGGGCAACTTCTTTGTCAGCCTCGATTCCAGAATTCCACAACTTAGAGTTGTACTCAGAAACTGGGTCTTGCTCACCAATAGAAGTGAGAGACTTTTCAATATACCAACCACCAGGACCTTGAAAGCCATGATCCCAATAACGAACAAATGGTACATCTTCACCAGAAGGTGGAGGTAGGAAACGAATGATAGCCGAACCGTTACCAGCAGTATCTACTGTTGGTTTCCAAAAACGTTCGTCAGCTCCTTGCTTTTGCTGACCTCCACTTTGGACTTGTTCTGCTGCTTTGGCAAGCTTATCGAATTGGCTTGCGCGAGACTGCTTTAATTGTGCAAATGAATTTGTCATATGTTTTTCCTTGTATTAGCAACGTATGTTTTCTTATCCACATTATTCATAATATAACAAGTATATCTTACCACAATATCGGAGAAAAGTAAACCCTTTCTCCGATATTATTTATATCACTTTTCAGTGACGAACTCATAAAGTTCTCGTGCCTTTTCCTTGATTTCACTGGGATTTGGTATCTTTGGTAAGAAAGATTCAACATGATTTAATTGTTCTTCAAGCTTTCTAATAGATACAATATCACCAGTATCACGATAATTAGCAATCGTATTTTCAATCTCTGTATATAAATGCCAAAAGGCACCATTCATTTGATCGTAACGATTCATTTCGAGATCACGTGCCATTTCTAGCACCTTAAAACGTAGTTCATATGGATTGGACATAACATGTCTCCTGTGTTGTGTGTGTGTAAAATGTTATTGAAACTTGTCAGTCAATAACTGTCGGTATTTACTTTTATCGTAGTTTAAAAAGCTAGCATACTTTAAAAGTGATTGCTTTGTTTTAGGCCACAAAACTTTATCAGATATTTGCTCGTCCCAATAGTGAAACAAATTACACGTATCATTGAGAATAATCATAGTCTCAGGTGTAACTTCTTTACGCTTATAAGCATTAAGAATTTTTGGATAGTCACCATTCTTTACAACAAAGGCTTCATCCAAAGAATCAAACTGAGATACATCTGACTCAAATGTGTATGCTAAAGATTGTTGTCTTTTCTGTGCTTGTTTAAATACTTGATTATATTCATCTTCGAATAAATTACCTACCCAAAGATTATTTTTTTCAAATAAATTAGAAGCAAGAAAAAGCTCTAAATCTTTTTTCTTTGAAAGTTTATGATAAAAGTATTTGTCGTTCCTGCATTCAAACTTGCTTTCATTAGTTCTTACTGAGCCACGATATTTAAAGTAGTCATAAGATGGACTATTGAAATGAAGCTTAATTGCAGTGAACATTTTGTATGCATCAAACGCATTCATAATGTTTATCATACAGGTAGTCGCGATGTTTTCATTAAAAAATTAAGATCTTCAGCTTCTTCTTGAAGTTTTGCTTTGAGTACTACATTCTTTTTGATGTACTGAGCAATGACTTCAATTTCCACTTCGTTCTTTTCACAATAATGAATGATGGCGTCCATATAATCTACAGAGCCAGCCCTACGAATTTTTTCTATTTCAACAAGAAAATTACTTACTGAATCTGGTTGATCCTTAATGGTTTCGCCATTCATTGATTACTTTCCTGCTTTGTCTTTGAGTTCGATAATCATATTATCCTTAGACTTACGACGGTCCAATTTAATACCAAGACTTTTTGCAAGATCATCGAGTTTTGCTTTAGTAAGCTTTTTGAGTTCGTCGTCTGAAGGAATTTTGTCGAGAGCTTTTTCAACTGCTTCTTCAATATCATCGGCAATTTCTTCAAACTTTTCTTCGACCGCTTCGCGAGCTTCGGTGATGTCTTCTTGAACATCATCAATTTTCTCACTTACTCGAGGCCAAAAAACAAAGGCAGCAATTGCTACTGCCACCAAACCAGCAATAATTAATTCCATAATGTGTATCCTCCCGGAATAATATTTATAACGTGGGGAGAGAGGCTCTCCCCGTCTAAATTAAGCAGCTTCTGCATATTCAACAGCAAGGCCAAGTGCATCGATGTTACGATCTTTATTTGCACCATACCATACAGACTGCATGCGTGTATCGTTATTATGACCCATTTGGTGGTTGGTCATAAACGTTACAGCATTGTAAGCTTGCCACCAAGATCCTTCAGCAAATTCAGCACCAGGCTGAGTGTGAATTACTTCCAATGCGGTTGTTGCATTTCGTGACAAAACTTTATCGCCTTTCTTAACTGATGCAATAAGCTCTTCAAAAGACATGTCACTTACACTAGACTTCTTAGTAGTCTTAGGGAATACGCTATCAAAGTACTCGATCAATTGATCTTGCTTATAACGCTTGTTCCCAAGAAACTCAGCAGCTTGCTTGTAAGTATCCATCTTATTATGTGCTTCTTCCAAAGCAACACGAACTTTATCAGCATCAAAAGACTGACGATGGTTGAGGGAAATACCCAATGTAGCCTTTCCGGCTAGAGACATTGACAGAGTATTGTTGCAGACTACACGAATGGGGGTGAACCGAATGTCTACACCGCGGCCATAGTTGTGTGGGTTGGATAGTAGCAAGTAGGAATCAACCTGATCCTTGCCACCGAAGAGACTAAAAGATTCATTGACTTTAGCAAGACCCCAAATGATTTTGCCATCCTTCAATGAACCAGCAGTATGCATTTCCATACCACCAGCTTTAGTATATTCGTCGAAGAATTCGAATGCTTCTTCGTTTTGAACTGGTACCCAGTCATCACCAACAACATCTAAGATAGTGTTGTCAGAATCACGCATTAGCGCTTGTTTGCCAGGTACCTGAATGTCGTCATTAACATACATTGGATGCTTACTTACTGTCCAATCCAGTCCAGCTGCTTGCATCATTTGTTGGGGAGTGAGATTACTATCGACTTTGGTACCAAGACCGTGCCAAGGTAACTCACCTGCGTATGCCATTGTTTCAACCATGTGTGCCATAATATAAAGTCCTCCACAGACCAATTCAATTTACTAGTTAATTCTATCAAAGAAAAACAAAAATGTCAACCGTTAATTTTTAACAAGTTCCAAATGTTTGCATTTACCACGAAACTTGTATCCAGGGCAAGTACACGTTCCATCAATTACCATGTACTCATTACCATTCGAGCTTTTGTACACCAATGCACCTGCTGGTACAAAGTGATGTACTTTAAGTTCTTCGGGTATTTCTTCGTCGAGCTTAAGAAACTTACGACGACTGCGATCAAATCTCATCTTACCAGATAAGATTTCCCAATCACCGCCGCTGGCTTTACGATAAGCTAAAAGCTTGTCACTAGTGCTGACAATATAATCATGATTGCTGGTGCGGTGTTCGCCCCAGTCAGTTATTTCACGAAGTACTTGCAACGCGGAGCTCCTTAATGATATTGGTTAAACCTTCATAAGTTTGAAGATCTTCAACAAACTTTTGGCGAGCTCGTTGACGTTTAGCGTTGATTTCAGGGCGCTGACGATTTTGAACTACAGAAGATTGTGATTCTTCGCTGGTCAACATATCGTAGATTTTTACGATTGTCTTTGCATGCTTATGCGCAATCCAGCACTTACGACCAGACTCGGTACGTACCCAATGCAATGGATTAGGATTACCAATAGAATCGACGATCTTACGAATCTGTATGATCATTTGAGTCTGCTTGTAATCAGGATTTAGTACTTCAATGTCAAGATCATCAATCATTAAATGCTCCTAGTAGATGATTGAACAAATTTCAAAAGTTTAGAATCTTCTTTAAGCTCGATTCGTACTTTATCATTTGAGTCACAAATGTGAGACTTGTGGAATTCGAAGCAGTTAGTTGCTGCATTAAGACTAGCAAAAGGCAATGACATCCAAGCTGCATCATTACGAGTTACTTGTACAATATACTTAGTATCCATATACTTCTCCATTTTGATGGTACCATTCTACCATAGTTTTTTGTAAAAGTAAAATAAAAAAAACCCTTAGAAATCAATAACTTATGTGACCGCCTATGTAAGTGGTTGATTTCTAAGGGTTTTATTTTTTTGGTAATTTTAGACTTTTTTGTTATAAGAGGCCTCTATGATATAACTCAAAGAACTTTTTGGTCATAGGTACATAATTCTGACAATCCTCAATAAAGACAATAGGATCGTCTTCATGTACTGCCATTAGGATTACAATCTGTTCTACTTCAAAACCATAATGTTCTTTTGCCATTTCGGAATAAGCAGCACACTGCATAAAATAGCTGGTGATATCTTTCTTATGCTTACGGCGCTTAGATGTTTTAAAATCGAGTAATGTATTCTTACCATTATACTTACATAGTAAGTCTGCAGTACCTGCAGTACGCAATTCATTAGAATACATTTGTAATTCAATACCGTATACTTCATCGACATTGTCATCGAGGTATGGTTTGATTTTGAGGAATCGACTGACAGGAATAGGCATGTCTTCACGCCAGGTAGGATCATTGAGCATGTATTTTTCTGCAACATTGTGTACTGCTGTTCCAGCTGATGAAGCCTGACGAGCAATTTTATTTGCTTCAGCTTCACCTACACGCTTACGCCATTCATGTAGTTTCCTTTGTCCGAGTTTGCCAAGGACTGTAGTGACCGATGGATACTTATCACCAGAGTCAGTCACATACAGTCGTTGACCCTCCTCGTTAATTCGCTTTAATTTTCTGGGTTCGAACAGTTTATGCACAAAGCCCGAGTTGTTCTCTTGCAATGATATACTCCTTCACCAACAAACTGCGGACAATGTCATTTTCGTTGAATTCAACGTGTTCAAAGCCTGATAGTGTATCAATAATTTTCATAAAATTAAGTAGACCGTTTCTCTCCTGTTGTTTGGTCAGGTCACTTTGCCTAAAGTCTCCACAGAATACAACTCTACAGTTTTCTCCTATTCTTGTTATGATTGAGTCTAATTCGTGGAAATTCATATTATTTACTTCATCTATTATAACAATAGTATTGTCTAATGTCAACCCTCTGACAAAAGACGTACACATAAAGTTGACGAGCTCTTTGTGTTTTAAAATGTCATATGCGTCACCGCGGCCAAATAGTTCATTACAAATTGCCTTGTATGGTTCTTCATATACTCCAATCTTTTCATCTTCTTTGCCGGGCAAGAACCCAATATCACGTGTAGGTACTACGCTCCTTACGATAGTAATGTTGTGATAGATTGAACTTGGATCCTCGAATAATTCTCTAAGCGCGAGATAGAGGGAAATGAATGTTTTTCCTGTGCCGGCCATGCCGTGGAGAAGAAGATGATCGCCGTGGTCATAGGCGTCAAATGTTAATTGCTGTGCAAAGGTTTTTGGTTCTACATCAAATAGTCTCATTCCTTTCTGTGGTACATGAGTGCGCTCATCGAGTACACCGTTTTTACGAAGAGCTCTTCGCTGTCGCTTTGAAAGTGCCATATACTTACCTTCTTGTTGTTATTTGGGTTTCTATCTTATACTCGCCAATTCACACATACTAAAAAGTATTAATGTTACTATTCCTCCCTGATGCTTTTTTGACTGACTTGAGAATATCACGGAATCCCTCATCTGGTTTTTGGTTATAACCAGTTATAAGATTATTCCGCGAAGTGGTAATGATTCTAGTGAGGTGAGGGTTGTTGGCCGAGAATGTTTCCATCTCGGAAATTTTGTGGAAGTGTTCTTCCTGTTCACCGGTCTCAGAATTGAGATATACGTAGGTAGGCATGTTTTATTTATAATTTTCTTGTTCTAACAAGGCCTCAATATCATTGGACCTGAGTATATTTTGTACTCTTTTTTCTTGCTTATGTTCACGATACTCATGAATAAACTCACGTTGTCCACCGTCTTGAAAACGACGTTCTTCTTTGCGATGGTTACTTTCTCGTTTTGACTTGCTCATAATAGCCCCGGAAATGCTTCTTCAATAAGTTTAGATGTAATTCCCTTATATGGGATTTTTTTATCTTTGACTGCCAAAAGAAGTTTTGCTTCTTCTGGGTGAATTGATTCTAATACTTGAATAAACAATGTTTCTCGTCGAATTGGATGTAAATTCTCGTTGCCACCTTCAATAAACAAATACAAACGACGTGCTTCGTTATATAAGCCATTATCGTTTTCTTCTGCTTCTTCAAACTCACGATACGGTGGATTACCATCAGGCAAAGCCCAAACAATTGATGGGTCGAAAGCATACTTAAATAATTGAAGCATGACTTTATTTGGATGGTGTGATTTAAGAAACTTTACCTTTTCTTTACGAGAAGAGATCTCTGAAGCTTCTTTAAGAATTTTACTAACGCGGGGAAGTGCCATTTTAAAACTCGCTAATATTTTCCATAAGATTTTTTAATTTGTTTTTGATAAAGTAGTTAAATAGCTTATCTCTACTTTTACCATCTTGGTTATCATATTGATCGTAAACCTGATTAATAATTCTTTCAGGTATTTCTTTCAGATCAATAAGCATTCTATTACGACAAAAATTCTGATAAATTTCTTGTGGCCATTCTGATCCTTCCGTATTTAAAAGCTCATGCATTTTTTTAACACGCAATGGTTTTTGTCGAGAGTCACTAACAAATGTATCGTCAGCGCTCAACACATTTGGTACACCATCACCAACATCACCTTTCATAATATGTTCATTGAGGAATGAGTCAGGATCATTGCATTTAATCCAACGCTTACGAACTGGATCATATTGACTTACATTAGAATACTTTTGTAATTGCTGAAAGTCTTTATCACCTGATAAAATAAGAATAGCATCACCGCCTAACTCTCTTCCATACTTAGCGCAAAGTGCCCCGATAACATCGTCGGCCTCTGCAGTTTCAACTTGGATAGTACGATATGGAAAGTATTCTTTAAGTTCGTCGCGGATTTTGTTGAGTGATTGAAAAATGGAATTCCAATCG